TATTTTAGTAACAGGAGGCAGAGGCTCAGGAAAATCATTTGAGGTTTCAACATTTCTGAAAAGATTATCATATGAGGCTGGACATGTCATCCTGTTTTCCAGGTTCACAATGGTTGCTGCAGAGGATTCAATTATTCCTGAGTTTACTGAAAAAATGGATTTAGAGAATGACAGGCATTTTTTCCACATAACCAAAAAGGAAATCATTAATGAATTTTCAGGATCTTCAATTCTATTCAGAGGAATCAAAACCTCCTCAGGAAATCAGATTGGAGTGCTCAAAGGAATTCAGGGCCTCACAACATTTGTGATGGATGAGGGTGAGGAATGGCAGAATGGTGATGATTATGATACACTTTCACTTTCAATCAGAACTGCAGGAGTTCAAAATAGAGTGATAACAATCATGAATCCAACTGATGATGGCCATTTCATATATGAAAAATATATTAAGAACACGCATAAAATCATTCAGATTGATGGAGTTGATGTTCAGATTTCAACACATCCTGATGTTTTGCACATTCATACATGCTATTTGGATAACATTGAGCACCTTTCAGAAAAATTCCTCACTCAGATAAAAGGATTGAAAGCAGAACATGATGCACTGCCTGATGAGGAGAAGAATTTTTCCACTTATGCAACAAAGGTGATTGGCCGTTGGTCGGATGTTCCTGAGGGAGTTATTTTCAAGGATGTTGAATATGTTGATGAATTTGATAAATCATTGCCATATAACTTTGGATTGGATTTTGGTTTTCATCCTGATCCTGATGTGTTGGTGAAAGTTGCTGTTGATACAAAAAGAAAATTGATTTATGTTCAGGAGTTATTCATGGAGCATGGGCAAACCTATGACAATTTAAACAGGAGGCTCAGCAGATTTTGCACCCCTGAAAATCAGATTGTGGCTGATACGAATGAGGGCCGAGCACGTAACGAAATGACAAACAAAGGATTTCATGTTGTGCCAGCAAAAAAGGGAGCAGGCTCAGTTGCTGAGAGATTAAAAGCCATGACACAATATAAAATCCTTATTGTTGGTGATTCACCTAATGCAAAGGAGGCTTTCAGAAAGTACAAATGGGATGATAAAAAGGCTGGAATTCCTATCAATAAATTCAAGCACTTTCCTGATGCTGTTGGTTATGCATACGACTATTTAACAAACGATGTTGAACTGTGGTAAAAATAAATTGAAAGTTTTTTACAAATCGTTTGGTTTGTATTATAAAATATAATATATTTGTATCAGTTAATTAAAACAATAACAATTAAAACATCCACATCATGACAACAGCACAAGAAAATCAAATTGACCAATGGAATAGAGAATCAGGAATCAACATTGCAAAAGCATTGGATTCTTATTCTGTTATACATCACAACATTTCAGAAGATTGGAAATGGATGCCATCACAATATGCATCAGAGGGAATTTATATTTTCAGTGATAATGTAATTCTTTGCAGAAAAGAAGATTCAAAAACCTCAATCATTCAACTGTGAATGATTGTTTATAACGCTTAGTGTAAAATGTCGTTTTAATACATTTTTACACATTGTTGTAGGTATGTAAGCCTACGGATTTGAAAACGAAAACTTTAAAAATAAATAAAATGGAAAAATTATTGAAACAACTTGGATTTGAAAACATGACGGGACCACTATGGAAGCATGAAAAAATTGGAATCATTACAATTACAAATGAAGATAAACCGAGCGATTTGGTTAAGAAAATATATGAACGAGGATACGGTGAATGTCAAGTTGTGATAAAATCTACTTTAGGAATCAGAAGTTAGTAGGCTTATTACCTACAACGCAATTATAAGTTGCGTTTCAATGCAATTTATAATCAGTTATGAACTTTTAAAAATTAAAAAATGAACAAAGAAATATTAAAGGAGTGGATTGAATTGAATGTTGATGCTGATTTGATAGGAACTAAAACCTCAGATTTAGGCGATGTTGAAGTTCAATATTACAGCAAAGAAACATTTATCCAGGCACTGCAGAAATTCAACAAACAAACAAATCTGAAAGGAATTGAGGATGATGTAGCAGTGAAAATTGTTTTAAAGGATTTTGATGTTCAGTTATCAGAGGAACAGCCTGAAAGAACTGATTTTCATTATTAAGTAATTCAAAAGCCTGGTTAGTTATCAGGCTTTTTTTTGCTCAAAAAATAAATATATATTCAAAGTAATAATTTTTTATTACTTTTGAATATATTTTTTATAAATTATGGGCATCTTTTCAGGTTTGAGCAATTGGTTTTCAGGGTCTTCAAAAATAACATCATTGAATTACATTGGAAATGAGGTTGATGAATGTTTTAATCCTTATTATCAGGGATATGGAATTGACAAAGGATATGCATCAAACACTGATGTTTTTGCAATTATCAACATGATTAAATCAAAAGCAATTGATGTTCCATTGTTGTTGGAAAAGGTTGTTGGTGATGAGGTTGAACCTGTTGAATCAGGTGAAATTTATGATTTCTTTCAGAATCCAAATAAAAACAAAACATTAAAGGAATTCAATGAGGCTTTAGTTTTATACTACCTTACAACAGGGAATTCAATGGTTGAAACAAAAAGAATGTTCACTCAATCAGGGAAAATCATTGACGCTATGAATCTGCATTATCAATGCACTGAGATTGAAACAATGGTTGATGGCAGGATGATTGTTCCTAAATATTACAAATATCAGGTAAATGGAAAAGAAGATATTATTTTTCCTGAAAATATGATTCATTCAAAATATATGAATCCAACTGATTTTGGTTTTGAATCCTGTTATGGATTGAGTCCATTGCAGGCTGGATTTTTGACATTGATAAGTTCAAACAATCTATTCAAAGCAGATGCATCCATTTTGAAAAACAAAGGAGCATCAGGAGTTTTCTCAAATGAATCTGATGTTGTATTGACGCCCGAACAAAGAAAAAACGCACAATCAGCATTGGACAAATTGCTGGCAGGAGCAGATAAATTTGGAAAAATTATTCAATCACCTGTAAAAACAAAATATACTCAGTTAGGAATGAGCCCTGCAGATTTAAAGATTCTTGAAAGCAGAATCATGAAAAAAAGAGATTTATGCTCCATTTATCATGTTGATTCATCATTGTTCAATGACCCAGCAAACAAAACATTCAACAACAGAAAGGAGGCTCAAAAATCACTTTATACTGATGCAGTGCTGCCATTGATTAATAAAGTTGTGATTGATAAGGTTTGGAATCCAATCCTTTCAACATGGGGTGATGAATCGACAAAGTATAGAGTAAAGGCTGATAAATCAGATATTGATGCATTGCATCAGGATGCAAAAGAAAAATCAACACGTGATAAGGCTGTGAGCAATATCATAATCAACACATTAACTGCTGAAATCAGTGATGAGCAGAAAATTAAAGCACTGCAGGTTTCATTGAACATCACTGAGGATGAGGCACAAAATATTGTTAGACCATGAAAAACTTAAAACAGAAATTTGAATCCTCAGGAAATGAGGCCCTGAAAAAATCTATTGCTAAAAAAGCAAAGATTATTGAGAAACAAAAAACTATTAAGAAATGATTAAATGCCCTGAACTAAACAAAGAATTCACCACAAAGGAGGATTTATTCAAAGCATTGAAAGAAAATGCAGATAAAATAATTTCTTTGAAAAAAGCAAATATTTTCAAATCACATGAGAAAGGTGCTGGAATTTCAACAAAGTTTTCAAAAGATGCAACAGCAATAAAAGGAATGATTGAGGGAGCAAAATCAAATCACATTTATGCTGTTATCAATACAACGAAATATTTTGATTCACATAGTGATGTTCATTTTGATGGAATTTGGAACAAATCTGCAGGTGAACAGAATGGAAACATTTTCTATGTTGCAGACCATTCACTCAAAATTGATGATGTTATTGCATGGAAAAATGATGTTAATATTATTGTCAAGGAAATTGATTGGAGTGCTGTTGGAAAAGATTATCCAGGTAAAACACAGGCATTAATTTTTGAAATTCCAACTAATAAGATAATGCACTCAAAAGCATTGGAGATAATCAACTCAGAAAAGGATGTTCAGAATTCAGTTAGAATGCAATATGTTCAAATCAAATTGGCAGTTAATTCAACAGATCCTGATTATAAAGAGGAGAAAGCAACCTATGATGCTTTGATTAATTCCATAGCAAACAAGGAGGATGTTGAAAAAAATTCTTATTTTTGGGCAATTAATGAAGCGAAAATTTATAAAGAGGGTTCAATGGTTATATTTGGGAGCAATGATGCAACCTCCATTGAATCTGTAAAAGATACAAATCAGCCGTTGCAAAACACTGATTCAAATGAGCCGTTGGAAAACACTCAAAACAAAACAGAAAGCAAAAAAAGGATTCAATTATAAATAAATAATAACTAAAACAAAAAAAAATGTTTGAATTTAAAACGGCAGCTGAAATTGAAGCAATGGATGATGCAACAAAAGTAATTTATTACAGAGAGGCACAATCAGCATTAAAAGCAATGGCTGATAAAAATGGAAAGGATCTTGGATTGGCAAAAGAAGAAATTGCTCAAATGAAAGCACAGGTTGAGAAATTTGACCTTGCAACAATCAAATCAATGATTGAGGCATCAAAAACTCAGGGAGAGGCAATTGAGAAATTGATGAAAGCAACAGTTGCTCCTGAATTGACAAAATCAGAGAAAGGACAAATTATGAAATTCCTGAATGATAATGCTGAGCAAATAAAATCTTTGCACAAAGCAAAATCAGGAACAATTGAGTTCACAACAAAAGCAATCATTGAAACAGCAAATGCATCAAATCCTGATGGAATTCCTGAATTGGTAGGAGTGCAAGTTGCACGACCAATGAATGTTCCTTTACAGGGTGCAATTGTTGATTCATTAGTTGGAAACTTTTCAACATCATTGGCTGCTTTTCCTTATACTGAATCAGTTCCTAAATCAGGTGATGCAGGTTTTGTTTTGGAGAAAGGAACAAAGCCACAGGTTGATTTGTCAATTGAAACAAGATATGCAACTCCTGTAAAAGTTGCAGCACATGAGTGTTTAACTGAGGAATCAATTGATGATATTCCAGGCTTGCAATCACTTGCAACAAACTTTTTGAGAGCAAAACACGACCTAAAAAAGCAGGATGGAATTCTGTTTGGTAATGGTTTGGCAGGTGCTCCAACAGGTGCTTATACATTAGCACGTGCATTTGTTGCTGGAGGAATGGCTGCAAAAGTTACAAATCCAAATTTCATGGATACTGTTAATGCAGTGAAAACTGATATTTATACAACTCACAATTTTCAGGATGAAATGCATTACATGGCAAATGTTGTGTTGGTGAATCCAATTGATTTTTTTACTGAATTAGTTGCTGCTAAGGATTTGAATGGTTTACCATTGTACCCAATGGCATCACTTTTCAATCAGGTAACTATTGGAGGATGTGTGATTGTTCCTTTTGAGGATATGCCAGCAGGTGAAATTTTTGTTTGTGATATGAGCAAATACAGAGTTTCAAATTACAGACCTTACACAGTAAGAATTGGATGGATAAATGATGATTTCATCAAAAATCAATTCTGCATTGTTGGTGAATCACGTTTTCACGCATTTGTTAAAGAGCTTGACAAAGCCGCATTTGTTAAAGGAAACATTGAAGCAATCAAAACTGCAATAGAGAAACCTTAATTTTCTCACTTATAAGCCTCAAACAGCTCATCCTTTTATAGGGATGGGCTTTTTGTGGTAAAAGCCAACTGATAATGAATTTCATCAAATCCTTTATAAATAAGTTTTCAAAAAACACTCCAATCAATGAAATGATTGTTGCAGATGAAGATCCTAAAAATGAACCTATTAAATTGAAAGCAGGCTCAGGAAAAATTGTGAAAGTTCTTTTTTATGAAACTGAAAAGGAAATTGAAGTTTCTCAGGATGTTGCTTTGATATTAATCAACCGAAAAAAAGCAGAATTATGTCAATAGTTGTTCCTGAAAATATGATTGGCCATTTCAGAATTGCCATCAACAAACATCAAAAAAATGATTTGCAAAGTTTTATTAATAGGTATGAAAAGAAATATTTAATCGATTTATTTGGGCCTGATATTTATGCAACATTTATTGCTGATTTAGGAGCATCATCACCACAAGTTCCAAACAATACTCCATTCACAACAATTTTTGATTGTTTTCAGATATGCACTCCATGTGGTGAAACTTACAATTGTGATGGATTATTGGACATGTTGAAAGGTTTCTTTTATTATCATTGGAATGCTGAGGATTGGTTGAAAAAAACCTCATCAGGAACAACAGTTGTTGATTCTGAAAATTCAACTGTGAGAGCATCATCACAAATTGGATTGGCAAATTATTGGAATGATGCAGTTCAGAATTATGAATTGATTCAGTTATACATTTGTCAAAACATTGAATTGTTTGAAACAACTGATGAAATCAAATACAAAGGAATTGAAAAGGAATTCATGCCGTTAACATAAAAAAATTAAATCATGTATAAAATATTTGTAAAAGGAAATTATTTCTATATTGAGAGAGTATCAGATGGCAGAATCTTTGAGGGCCACAAAAAAAATGTTTTGGTTTCCTCATTAACTGAAACATCAGATGATTTCTATTTTTGGAACATAAACGGCACAATCAACTGTGATAATAAACTAAACATTGCAGATTTAGTTGATGAGGCATCTGTTCCTTTCACTGTAGCAACTTTCAGAGCATTCATTGAAGAGAATACAGGAAATTTTAATTCAGGTGTTCCAGCAGCCTTAAATGGGCCTTATAATCGTTTGGTGAATTATTTTGCTGATAATTATACAGATTTAACAACAAATATTGCACTCACTCCTGTTGATGGTGAAATTGCCATTGTAAGAAATGCACAGGGCACTGCATGGCTGCCTTATAATTTAGGTGGAACATATTATCCAAAAGGCGGTTATATTTACAACGGTGCAAATTGGATTCCACAAACTGATTTAATCACTCAGCAATTGCAAATCAATGTTGATGATATTAATGGGCTTGAAACTGATGTTGCAAATCATATCACTGATTTATCAAATCCTCATGCTGTTACAAAAGTCCAGGTTGGATTGGGTAATGTTCAAAATATTGATACAACAACAACTGCAAATATTACTGATTCATTAAACAAAAGATTTGTAACTGATGCCAATATTACAACAATAGGAAATCAATCAGGAACAAACACAGGTGATGAAACAACAGGTTCCATTCAATCAAAAAGACCTTTGAAAACTATTGAGGGCCAATCATTGGAGGGTGCTGGAAATATTGATTTACAGAAATCTGATGTTGGATTGGGGAATGTTGAAAATACATCAGATGCAAACAAACCTGTTTCAATAGCAACACAGAATGCATTGGATTTAAAAGTTGATAAAGTTACAGGAAAGGAATTATCTGATGAAAATTATACATTAGCAGAAAAAAACAAATTAGCAGGAATTGCTGCAGGTGCTGAGGTGAATGTTCAATCAGATTGGAATGAAGCAAATCCAGCATCAGATGCTTTCATTCAGAACAAACCAATAATTCCAACAGTTCCTGCAAATATAGTTCAAACTGCATCAGGGCAGGTTGTTGATAATACAGATCCTGCAAATCCTGTTTTCAATGAAAATACCTATATTGAAGAAAGTACAATCATTGCAGGTTCAACCACAGGTGCATGGGTTGTTCGTTCATTAGGAATTGCTTATGCAAATAGTGATGTTGAATTGAAAGTTTACAAAACTGCAGATAATAATATTTCAACATTTGGAGTTAGAGAAGTTGGCTCAATTGTTCCAAAGTTTTTTCCAATTAGAAGAGGAACAGTTCACATGGAAGTGAGAGCAGATGCTGCAGGGGATATTGAAATTCAATCAAACAATACAAACATCACTTTTGAAGTAACAGGAAGAAAATCAGTTTTATAATATGGAAAAATTAAAAACATACACAATCAGCACAATTTTATCAGGTTCTTTGAATTTGAATAAATTGAATGATGAAATTGAAAACTCAGGAACTGTTTCTGATTTTCAGAATATTTCAAACAACAAAAAAACTGATGAGATTGAAATCTTTGGTGCATCAATTTTAGATTTACCTGCATTAGATTTAATAATTGAAAATCATAGTGCTTTTGATTTATCTGAACTCAAAGAAAGCCGATATGATGAAATTGATGCAAAAACAGTTGAAATCATTTCAGCAGGATTTGTTTTTGATGGACAAACATTTTCATTAAGTGCTCAGGCTCAAAACAATTGGACAAACATAAAAGCACAAAAGGATGTTTTTAATGCAATGGGGATGTTCCCAATTCAGGTATCAACAAAGGATTCTGATGTTTATTTTCTGCAATATGCTGATGTTGATTCATTTTGGGGTGCTGGTATGGTTGCAGTAAAAACTCCATATAATATTGGAGGCAACTTGAAAAAACTTATCTTTGACGCAACAACAATTGAGGAGGTTAATTTAGTAATTGATAACAGATAATATTTTGGAAATGGAGTACAGCATCACAATTGGAACAATCATTGGTTTAATGGGAGCAGCATTTGCTGTTGTCCAATTTTTAAAAGGTAGAGATAAGGAGCAGAAGGAATTCCAATTGGAGAATCAAAAGCGAGATACTGAAAGAGCAGAATTGAAAATCAGGATTGAGATTTATAAGAATGAATTGGATGCTTTGAGAGCTAGAGTTGATACATTAGATATTAAACTGATGGAAAAAATTGAGAGCCTATCAAATAAGATTGATAAATTGATGTTGAATATAATGGATAAAAAGAATTGAAAAAATTACTTTTAAATATAATTCAATCAGGAACAAAAGAAAGTTCAAAAAGATTCATTTCATTGTTTTCTGCTGTTCTGTTGGCTTATGTTGTTTTGAGATATACAGATTCATCAAATGCAGTTCAAATGGCTCATGCTTTGATTGCATTCATCAGCACTTTGGTTGGTGTAACAGTTACAGGAGAATATTTCAATAATAAGAAACCAAAAGAAAAATCAGAGGAATGAAAAAAGCATTGGTAATTTCAGGAGGAGGCTCAAAAGGTGCATTTGGTGCTGGAGTTGTTTGTTCAAAAGAAAAAAATTATGATTTGTATGTTGGAACATCAACAGGAGCATTGATTGCTTTGATGGCTGCAGCAGGAAAGTATTCAGAATTGAAATACCTTTACAACAATTTTTCAAATGAAATGATTTATGAATCAGATCCTTTCAATAAGAAAGGGCAATTGAGCAAATTCAAAGCAGTGATGAATTTAATCAAAGGAAAATCATCATTTGGTAAAACAACAAAGCTATTAGATTTGATACGTGAAAATTACACGATTCATGACCATTATAACATTCACAGCAAAAACATTGAAATTGTTGTTGTTGTTTCTAACATGACAACAAAAAAAGCAGAATATAAATCAAGCAGAAACCTCACATGGAAAGAATTCACATATTGGGCATGGATTTCAACATTGGCTTATCCTTATGCAGAAACAGAAATTGTTGATGGGTGTGAATATGCTGATGGAGGTTTCACAGTTAATTTTCCAATCAGATTTGCAACATCAAAATCAGATTTCATTGATGCAATAATTCATTCACCAAATGAAATCAATGAAGTTTTTGAAAATGAAAATGTTCTGCAGGGAATTCCATCCATTATAAATATGTTAATGGCTTCAAACATGCAAAAGGATATTGAATCAGGAAATCATTTCCTGCAGCGTGGAAAAGAAATCAATTATATTTTCACTCCTTATGAATTGACTGAATCACCAATGTTTTTTGACAAAAAGCAAATGAGAAATTGGTTCAATTTAGGATTTAATTTTGATGAATTATGAGATTAACAAAAAACTTTACATTAGATGAATTGACTCATAATAGATGGGCAACAAAGGAGCAACAAATCAAATCAGATGAATCACTCACTGATGAAATCATTGCAAACCTTACTGAATTAGCTGAGAATTTGCAAGTTTTACGTGATTATTTAGGGTCTGCAGTTTCAATCAGCATTGCATTCAGGCCCAAATGGTGGGAATTGCTGCAGGGCCGTTCAGGAAACAGCCAGCACGCAAAAGGAAAAGCTGCTGATATTAAAGTTTCAGGATATTCACCTGAACAGATTTTTGATATTATCCTTAAATTAATCAATGAGGGCAAAATGAAACAGGGAGGGTTATCAAAATATCCTACCTTTGTACATTATGACATAAGAGGGAAAAAAGCACGTTGGTAAAAAAAATAAACTATGAATAACATATTATTGCCTGATTTTATCAGGACCATAACAGCAAAATGTGAATTCAATATTCATGTGAATGATTCCATTTATAATGCTCAGGATGATGTTACAACAATTTATGTTTGCAAAACTTATCATGCAACTGTTTGTTCATATTTATTTGATGGGCAATCACAATATGAAATCATTGCCCTGAAAAACAATGAATGGATTCAATTCAATGGTGATTTATCCACAATAGAATATTTCACAATAAAAGCTCCTTTCTTTTGGCAAGGTACTCCATTGCAGGTTGAAACAGTTTTTGCAAACATTTCAAACTACATGGATAAAATGCCTATGATATGGCTCATTGAACCTTATGTGAGTGATTTCCATGAAGATCCTAAATCAAAAATAGGTTATGATGCAAAATGCACATTGCTTTTTGTATTGCCAATATTGAATCAGGATGATGATGTTGAGGAGCAATATCAAAATATCATTTATCCAATTGACAATTTGCTTTGTGAGTTCAGGGAATTCATCAGAAAATCACCATTAGTTGAAAATTTCAATGGAAAATCAAAAACTGTGAACAGGGTGAACATGGGTGAATGGGTATCAAAAGGCGGTGCAAGGAAACCAATGGAGGATAATATTAAGAAACTTTTGAATGAGTTAATCACAGCAACAGAATATTCACCTGAGTTCAGTATAAAGAAAATTTTTAAATGTTGCAATACTTAATACAAAAAAAATTCTTATTTTCGTATATTATTAATAATTAAATTTAAAAAAATGGCACAAAATTGTGATTGTTCAGCAGTGGTTTTTGGTAACACAGGAGAAAACCCATGCAAACAGATTCAGGATATTGCAAGGAATATTGGCCTTACATTTACAAAAGATGCATCAGGAGCATCAAAATTGTATAATGTAGGAGCACAAATTGCTGCATTTGCTGGAATGAAAGCGTTAATTGATGCACCTGCTCCTGCAGATAGAATCTATTGGTTAACAGAAATTGAAAATGTAACAAATCTGAGAGAGGATTCAGTTTTCCAAACATTTAACTCAGGCAGAACTGCAAAAGTTCGTGATGGTTTCAAAAACTTTGTTGGTATGCTTGTCGGTGCTCCTTATGAAATGTTAGGAGAAATTAAAGCATTATCATGCAAAGCACTTTCTGCTTTGGTTATGGATAAATCAAATAATGTTATTGGATATAATGGAGGCTCAGCAAGTTTCATGAAACCAATCAGAATCAATACATCATCTTTTGATGCTGTTTATGTTGAACCTACTGAAACTGAGGCAGGAGGTATAATGATAAAATTCCAATGGGCAATTTCTCAAACAGATGAAAATTTAAGAGTTGTAAAATCAGGAGATTTAGATTATACAAGTGAAGATTTGTATGGATTACTAACTGTTATTGGTTCATCTAATTCATTAACTGATTCAGGTGTTAATTTAATACTTAAAACCGTTTATGGTGAACCTGTTACAGGTTTATTAATTGGAGATTTCGCACTTGCTGAGGTATCACCAACGCCAGGTGTTATTGCTTTGGTTTCTGTTACTGAAACAACAAGTGGAAATTATTCTTTAGTATGGGCAGCTCAAGACCCTGCAGATGTGTTGGCTTTGACAATCACAAAAGAATATTATGATTTTGCACTTGTTAATGCTGAAACATACGTCACTCCTTAATAAATGCTAATAGGAAAAACACAATTTAATGTTGATGCGGTTAAAAGCCTAACTGCATCAACATTTGTGAAACTTTACAAAGCAGAATATAAGGATAAAACCGAAGATTTGTATTATCAAATTACAGGTTTTAAAAAGAAACAAAAAAAGAAATCCTCAGA